GTGTGTGGTGTTAAAGAGAGAGACCTCCGCCCGGTAGCCTTGATTGCAGTCAAAGCGACTTTAGATGTCTTAGACGAGCCTCGTTCCTATGCAAGTGTGTGTGCTAAGTTGGGACGGACTGTCGAGGATCAGCTTTTGTCGGACCATCTTGTTCGCAACCATGACTTCGGCACAAGATTGGTTAAGCGGATGCAAGACCTGGAGCAGAAGGGACCAGCCACACAAAGCGCCTACTTACACAAGACAGCGCGGAATGAGGACATGGAGTGGGATGATTGGACACGCCGCGACCGCATCACATGTGGGTCGATGTTGTTGGAGATTGTCTATGACCGCACGGGGTTGATTAAATTTAGTGAGAAGGCCCAGCGCAAGCGGAGACATTACAAGCCGATGCGCATGGTGGAGATCTCGGAGGAGACCCGCGCATGGATCAACGATTACGACACCTATCGCGAGTTGTTACTTCCGTTTTGGTTACCGATGGTTGAAAGCCCGGAGCCGTGGAGCAGTGTCTTTGGGGGTGGTTATGGAATCAACAAGGATCAAGGGCTCCCTGTCTTGCCCTTCATTCGTTGCTCGGACCGGAACGTGTTACGTATGGCGCCTGACATGCCGGATGTTTACAACGCCGTTAACTTAATCCAGGAGACTCCGTATGTCATTAACAACAAGGTCTTGGAAACACTGGAGTGGGCGTGGGAAAGCGACCTACAGATTGGATTGCCACCACGCAATGACCTAGTGTTACCTGAGTGGCCTGACGAGATCATGTCGGTTGAGGAGACTCGGAACTGGAGGGATGACAAGCGGGAACGCGCCTCCTATAACACGACACTTGCATCGCAGCGCATTCTGATATCGAAGATCTTGATGTTATCGCGTAAGTTCAGCGACAAGCGCTTGTTCATGCCCTCAAGTTGTGACTTCCGTGGACGAGTCTATCAGGTGCCTAGCTACCTTAACTACCAAGGCCCGGATCACTGTCGAGGATTGTTACAATTCCACCGGGGGATGCCGATCAAGTCTGACGACGATTTAAAGTGGTTAGCAATACACGGTGCTAATTGTTTTGGTAATGACAAGTGTGCCTTTGAGGAGCGCTTAAAGTGGGCGGATGGATTCACCAAGGATGCGATACGGATTGCGAACGACCCGAAGGGGAACCGTGAGTGGACTACGGCTGACGAACCATGGCAAGCGTTGGCGTGGTGCTTTGAGTGGGCGGAGTATCACACGAAACGGTCGAAAAATTTTAGGACATTCTTGCCGTGCGCAATGGATGCTACGAACAGCGGCCTTCAGCTTCTGTCTTTGTTAAGCCGGGACGAGGAAGGATGCTTTGCCACCAACGTATCGCCCACCTCCACACCACAGGACATCTATCGTCTTGTATCGGACCACACCTTGGGCAAGTTGAAGCAGCACGCCAAGGAGGGAAGGGATTACGCTCGTCTTTGGGTGGAGTTTGGGATTGACCGCAAGATGTCGAAGCGTCCTGTGATGTGTTATAGTTACGGCTTAACTCCATACAGCAACAGGGATTACGTGGCTGACTGGTATGACACCACGAGAAGAGAGCGGGGAATGGATTGTTCGTTTGGGCGGAGCCACATGTATCCAGCTATTAAATATCTTGGGGATCTTTTGTGGGATAGCATCGAGACCTTGTTAACAAAGCCCAAGCTGGTGATGGATTGGTTCCAGGATGTTGCCCGGTTGATGACAGCCCAAGACCTTCCGTTAACGTGGGTCACACCAAGCGGGTTCCGTGTTTCTCAGGACTACCGCAAGCAAGTGAGCAGGAAGGTTAGCACGTGGTTGAATGGTTCTCTCACCTCGGTAAGATTTAAGGATGCCACGGATGAACTGGATCCTCGCAAGCAGAGCAATGGGGTAGCGCCCAACGTGGTCCACAGCCTTGACGCGTCAGGGTTGGTGTTGACTGTTAATGAGAGTTGGAAGCGAGGTGTGTATGACTTTGCGATGATCCATGATTCCTTCGCCACCCACACGACCAACTGTGAGACGCTTTCTTCCTCCCTTCGCGATAGTTTCAGCGAGATGTTTTCGAAAGATATCCTTGCTGACCTTGCGGAACAGTGGCAGAAGGATAGCATCGAGGAACTACCGAGCCTTCCTGACTATGGCACCTTTGATGTTAACACCTTGCGTGATTCTAAATACTTTTTCAGTTAGTCCTGAGAAAAACAAAACCAAAACCAAAACTAAAAACTAATGAAACAACTAACAACGCCTATAGGCACCGCACTGTATCCTAAATTGACCACACCGGATACCAAGTTTGATGAAAATGGGGTCTACTCTGTCAAGCTGATGTTGACTAAGGCTGACTACGAATCCCTCGTTCAGAAGATTGACCCATGGCTTGAGGGAGAATACAATCGACTGGTTAGCGAGTCGGGAAAGAAGAGCCTTAAACGTAGTGAGCGACTCCCACTCAAAGAAAACGATGATGGTGAGTATGAGTTGTATGCAAAGCAGAATGCCACACGTGAAACAAAGAAGGGGACGTTCGAATTTGTAGTCGCTCTCTTTGATAGTGCTGGAAAGAAGATAAACAACCCTCCTAACATTGGGAGTGGATCGAAGATGCGTCTTGGGGTGATCCCTGTCGCTTGGTTCAGTCCTTTGATTGGAGTGGGTTACACGTTTCGCTTGAAGGCGGCACAGATTATTGAGCTTAAAGAGTTTGATGGTGGCGGAGGTGACTTCGCATTTGACGCGGAAGAAGGCGGCTTCGTTTCTGAAGATCTGGGTGACGCATTTGACAACGACTCCAAGGATGCCTCGATTCCGTTCTAAATTCGAACAGCGGTTGGCCGTTGCTATGAAAAGAGCAGGGGTCATCTTCACATACGAGTCCATGAGGATTAAGTATGTGAAGAACCACCACTATACGCCGGACTTCGTCCTAGACAATGGTGTTATCCTTGAGGCTAAGGGTCGCTTCATGTCTTCGGACCGAGCGAAGCACTTACTAGTCAAAGCCCAACACCCTGACCTCGACATACGCTTCGTGTTTATGCGAGCCAGTAACACCTTGAACAAGCGGAGCAAGACAACCTATGGGGATTGGTGTGACACGCATGGTATCCCTTGGTGTGAGAAGTCCATTCCCGGTTCGTGGTTTGACTAACAAAAATGAAAACTAACAATGTATACAGTAACTCACCAGCCGTGCGATAAGTGCGGCTCGTCGGATGCGTTGAGCGTGAACACCGATTTATCGACCTACTGCCATTCGTGCAGCACGTATGATAAGTCTGGTGCCACGCCATCCACCTCCACCACCACCACCATGATGAAAATAACAAAACCATTACACACGGACTCGGAGCATTTCCTTGACGGGCGATACAGTGACATCCCAGCCCGTCACATCACCTTGGACACGTGCAAGCGGATGCGCTACCGGATCGGAGACTTCAAAGGTCGAGCGTGTCACATCGCAGATTACTATGACGATGACCGGAAGCTTCAAGGACAGAAGCTAAGATTTGAAGGTAAGCAGTTCATGATCCTAGGTAACATTTCGGATCGCTTCTATGGACAGCACCTTCACCCAATGGGCGGCATGAAACTTGTCGTGACCGAGGGTGAGGTTGACGCCTTGAGTGTCAGTCAGATACAGGATAACAAATACGCGTGTGTGTCGTTACCCACGGGAGCAGCCAGTGCCGCTAAGGTATTCAAGAAGAATCTTAAGTGGCTGGACAGGTTCGATGAAGTCATCCTGATGTTTGACGAGGACGAACCAGGCCGCCAAGCAGTGGAAGATGTTGTCGGGATCCTTCCGAACGGCAAGGCTAAGGTAGCCCGGCTTCCGCTTAAGGATGCGAACGAGTGCTTGGTGAACAAGCGGAGCAGGGATGTTATACACGCCATCTTTCAAGCCAACGCGTGGCGTCCCGATGCAATCGTCTCGGGTGCTGACATCCACGAACGACTGACCAACCCAAAGAACACTGCGAGCATTCCATATCCTTTCGGGGGTTTGAATACGATGACAAGGGGCATACGAAAGGGAGAGATTGTTACCTTCTGTGCTGGTAGTGGGATTGGTAAGTCACAGGTCTGTCGTATTATTGCTCACCACATTCTCACCACAACGGATCATTCCGTAGGATACATTGCCCTTGAGGAGTCCATTGAACGGACAGCCCTTGGGATTGTTGGGTTAGAGATGGGTAAGTTATTGCACCTGGATCCCGAGTTGAACTATGCCGAAGATGGGTTCGATGAAGCTTACATCAACACGGTAGGATCAGGTCGCATGTGGTTGTATGATCATTGGGGTAGTCTTGACGCCGACCGGTTGTTAGCCCACGTCATGCACATGGCTAAAGCTTTGGATGTTGAGTATGTTGTGCTGGACCACATCTCCATTGTTGTTAGTGGTATGCAAGATGGGGATGAACGACGTATGATTGATAATGTTATGACCAAGCTTCGCGCTTTGGTTGAGGAGTGCGGCATCGCCTTGATCCTTGTCTCCCATCTTAAGCGTCCATCAGAAGGCAGGGGTCACGAGGAGGGAAGTAAGACTTCTCTTGCTCACCTTAGAGGTTCCGCTGCGATTGCACAGCTATCCGACATGGTCATAGGGTTGGAGCGAAACCAGCAAGACCTTGAGCATAAGCATGTTACGACGGTTCGTGTATTAAAGAACAGGTTCTCGGGTGACACAGGAGTCGCTGATAATCTTGCGTTTAATACCGTGACAGGACGCATGTCTGAGTTTACTTTTGATACACTTTAGTGGCTAGGTAACCTACTCCCTCCTCCTTGGAACGAGGTAAAACAAATCCTGACAGTCGGGAATAGACCGGCACCACTCTAACTACAAACAATGAAAAAACATAACATACTATTCTTCGACATCGAGACCAACGCCATTGACTTCTGGCCTACCCTTGCTGGGTTAAAGGATCTCCATTGCATCTCTATCTTTGATCCCATAGCAGCAGAGATGCACTCGTTCAGTTCCAACGCTAACAACTTGGATGAGGGGGTCGCCATGCTGAACGCCAGCCATAACATCTGTGGACACAACGCGATTAACTTCGACGGCCCGGCACTTCGTAAGCTGGGTTACACACTGACGACGAACATTGTAGACACCAAGGTCATGTCGAGTGTGCTTCACCCGGATCTCTTTAGCGATGACTGTCGAAGGGGTGACGACTTCCCGAAGAATCTTAGAGGAGGACACAGCTTGAAGGCTTGGGGTCTTCGCCTTGGTAATGAGAAGGACGATCACGGATCCACCGAGGACTGGTCCAAGTGGTCCCAAGAGATGGAGGACTACTGTGAGCAGGACGTGAGGGTTGTTGTTGATTTGTTCTACCACTTCATGGAGGGAAAACCATCATCGGATATGTTACACCTAGAGCATGACTTCGCCACCTTGATGACGAACCAGGAGATAAACGGCTGGCCTTTCGACATTAAGAAAGGTAACGATCTTACTGAAGAACTCATGGCTCGCCGAGCGGAACTCCGGGACGAACTCCAAGACATGTTCCCATCCGCCACGGAGGAGATGAAGACACCAAAGGGTTGGACAGTTGAGGTGAAGGGTAAGCCATACACTGCTGCCACCAAGGGCGGCCTTAAGCTAGTCCTCAAGGAGAATAAGTTAAAGCAAGTCCTTGCTGACAAGGCAGTCAAGACTGGTAACAAGACCAAGACCATCCCGTTTAATCCGAACAGCCGGGACCAGATAGCAGAACGCTTGATGAAGATGGGGTGGAAACCACAAGCATACGAAGGTAAGCGCCCCAAGATTGACGAGGCTGTCCTCAAGAATATTGATAAGCCAGAGGCTACGATGCTGTTGGAGTATCTTCTCATCAGTAAACGTCTCGGACAGGTAGCAGAGGGCAGACAGGCATGGTTGAAGTTAGTTAGGGACGGAAGGATCCACGGGGAAGTTAACACTAACGGAGCCATCAGTGGTCGATGCACTCACAGTAAGCCGAACGTCGCTCAAGTCCCGTCATCACGTTCAACATACGGATCCCAGTGTCGTGAGTTATTCCGCGCACCGGAGGGAAAGGTGTTAGTTGGGGCCGATGCGTCCGGCTTAGAGCTACGTTGTCTCGCCCATTACCTAGCGCCCCACGACCAAGGTGCCTATGGTAAGACTATTGTTGAGGGGGACATACACACAGCTAACCAAGAGGCAGCGGGATTACCAACTCGTGACCATGCTAAGACATTTATCTATGCGTTCCTCTACGGAGCCGGTGACCAGAAGATCGGATCTATTGTTGGCGGAAGCCGCAAAGAAGGGAAGCGATTGAAGGAGGCGTTCATGCGAAAGACACCCGCGATTAAGAAGCTTAACACCGCCATCGAGAGAGCGCTTAAAGGAAAGACATGGCTAGGGGGTATTGATGGACGACGCCTTCCCATCCGCTCTCCTCACTCCGCTTTGAATTTGGTGTTACAATCAGCCGGTGCTGTCATCATGAAGAAGGCACTCATTGTTTTCTGCAAGGACGCCACGCATCCCTTCGAACTTCACGGTAACGTCCACGATGAGGTGCAGTTCAGTTGTCTTGAGGAACATGCTGATGACCTAGGCCAGTTGT